CGACTTGAACAGCTCGTAGAGCGCCTTGGAACGCTGAGGCGAGGTCATGTCCTTGAACTCGTCATTCAGCTGAGACAGGATTTGCGGCAACGGCTTGAACTCGCCGTGCATGTTCTTGACCTTGATCCCAAGCTCTTCCATCTTCTTGACGGTCTTGGGATGAGAGATCGCGTCGAGAGCTCGTGCAGCGGAAGTGGATGCCATCGCTGCACTCAGACCGTTACGGGTCATGAACGCAATCATGCCGCCCAGAGTCTTGTAACTCTGACCGGCTCGTACTGCTGATGGGATGGCGCGACCGATGGTAGTCGCGAACTCATCGTAGGTACCAACACCCTTGCGGACCAGCTGGAACATGAAGTCCGAAACGTCTGCAGCACCCTTCACGCCTATCTTGTAGGCGTTCATGATCTGAAGGTTCGCTCGGGTAGCCACCGCGATCTGGGTCTGACCACCAACAGCGTCCTTGGCAAACTGCTTCGTCAGCTTGGTAGCACCGCGCATACCAACATCGATGGACGAGAAGACGTCGTACATTGCGGGCTGAATCTCTTCGAAGGCTACAGGCACCGTAGACATGATCTGCTTGCCGGCCTTGGAGATGTCTCGCAAGGAGATTGCGGCTTTGTCAGTCTGCGTCAAAGTGCGACGTGCTTGCTGCTCGTAGTCAGCCGCAGCCAGAGTGACGTCGTACCAAGCACGTGAAGCAGTCGCACCGAAGTAGACCATCCCAGCACCGGCAGCCATCATGCCAGCACCGATGCCCATCATCTGATGAGCCTCGTCACGACGAATCTGACGGATCTCGTGCAGATCCTGAATGTGACGTCGGTTGGCGCGAATGACGTCCTCTACTGCATCCTTCTGCTGACGGAGAAGAATGAGCTGCGCAGTGTGATCCTTGCGCGCTTGCAGCATGGCGTCTCTGTACGTTCTGCCAGCGCCCTTGCCACCTGCGTTGTAGAACGTACGAGCCTTCTCGGTAGCGAGCTGGTAGTCTTCACCAGCACGAATGACCTCACGGCGAATGCGCGTGAGGTCATCCTCGCCCTGTCGAACAGCTGCGGAAGAGGAAGCAATGGCGTCGCGGTCAAGCCGCTTCATTGCGCTGCTCACACGAGAGATCGTGCGAGTGGCTTCGTCACGGGCCCTCAGGACTAGTAGGATCTCCCGACCGCTGAGTGCCATCGCCCCACTCCTCCCTCCGCTTGTCCATTGCGCGACGCTCGATCTGGTACTTGGCCACTATAGCCATGACCCAAACGTCACGAGGATCCTGATCTCTGAGTCCTCCCGCCCTAGGCAGACAATTGAACTGTTGACACAAGAACGCCAGCTCAATCGCATCCGCTACATCACCGTCCGGGGCCCGATCGAGGACGATGGTTGCCTGGATACGGGACTCTAATTTCCCTCGTCGTCCTCGTCCCAGTTGTTCAGCTCACTGAGCTTGGTGTCGATCTCCTCGCCGACGCGGGGATCGAGAGACCTGATGACGTCGGCACGCCCGAGGTTGAGCTTGACGCCCTCCTCGTCTTCCAGGTTGTGGTCGACGATGCAACGCTGGAAGTCGAACAGCGTCGCGACTTCGTTGACGAGGTTCATCTCGCCGGCGAAGTCCTTGTCCTTGCGATCGGACGCGAACTTCATCTTCGACACCATCGCGCGGCGCTCGAGCTTCTCGCCGTACGTGAGGCGTCGTGCATCGATGAAGCCGTCCGGAAGAGACTTGAGCTCGATGTGCTCGACTTCTTGGGTGTTTGCGGTTGCTCTCGGCATTGCTCCACTCCCTCAGTGGTTGTTCTTCAGTTGGATCCCACCCCGGCCCCCCTGTATTGCCCAAGACCACAGGGAGGCCGAAGTAGGTTGTGCCTGTACTACGTGATGTCCTTCTGCGTCTTGACGGTGATGGTGTAGTCGTTGCCCGTCGCATCCACCGTGCCCATGTAGGCCACAGCCGCACGGATGAGGTCGCCCTGTCCGGAGATGCCCACCTCGTACGTGTCCTTGATCGCCGCGGGAAGGGTCAGCGCGATGGAGTTGTTGGCTCCCTTCGTCGCGGTCAAGGTGACGGACTGAGCCGTCCCGAGCTTGAACGCGTCGTAGTCGGTGCGCGTCTCGAAGTCGCGATCGACCGTGAGACCCGTCGTGCGCTCGCCGTACGTGATGAACGACGCACCGCGAGAGGTGTCCTTCAGGCGGTACTGCGCCGTCGGGCTGTCGTCGACGTTGAACGTGAAGTTGTCACAGTCGAACACCTGCGTGAGGGTCGGGATCTCGATCTTGTACTTGCCCGCACCGTACGCTGCACGCTGAATGCCCGTGAGCCACGTGGCCGTGGGCACCGTCTGCGTCGCCTCGTCACGACCCATGAAGGTCGGGGTGAAGGTCAACAGACCGTCCTCGATGGCGAAGCCGAACGAGCCGACGACCATCCCGGTGTATCCCATCGCGATGCCGTTGCGGACGATCGTGATGGACAGCGTCCGCGAAGGGATCGCCAGTGCGTTGCCGGTGAACGTGTAGGTGAAACCGGGCGACGCGGTTCCGGTCTTGGCCGGAGTCGTTCGAGCGGCGTAGAGCAGGATGGCGACGATGTCCTCGTACGCCTCCATGCTCATGTCACCTTCGACACGAGCGTTGCCGTCGGACGAACCGTAGACCGAAGCGGTCTGCCTGATCGGCCGACGCCACACGGTCTCCTGCATGTAGTGGATGGACTCGCTCTTGATCGGGATGTAGTCCGTCGGCGCGAGGTACGTGCCGGCGACTGTCTCCAGTGCAACACCGAGGAAGCCACCTGCTCCTGTTCCGGGCATTACTCGTCACTCCCTTCGATGATGTCCTGGAGCTTCTCGACGAGACCTGCACGGGGCTTGGCCTTGGACTCCTCGGCATCGAGAGCCTCTTGCGCCTTGTCCGGGTCGTCGCCGACTCGTTCGAGCACCTCGGCGATGGTTCCCGTGGCTGCGTCGTCGTCGTCATCGTCATCCGACTTCTTCTTGCGACCGCTGGAACCTCCAACCGTGACGTTCGGCAGCTCGACCTCGTCGAGAGTCGGACCGGGGGTGGTGGTGACCACCAGCTCTCCGTCCTCGTCGTACTCGGCCGTTTGCGTTGAGTTCGCCAGGCTGAATGCTTCTGCCTGTTCGGGAGAGATGTCGGTTGTTGAACCGTTCTCGAACTCGCCCAATCCGTGGATACCGATTGGCGTCCCCGGAGGGTAGCTCGGGTCATCCACCGTGATGGTGAAACCTGCATCTGACATTTTGACACCTCCTACATAGAACTAGGCAGTTGTACCTGATCCCGCGCCGTGACTGTCAGTCTCGCGGTGCGGAAGAGTGAGTTGTTGCGAAGTGCGTATCCGTACTCGATATCGGACACGAGCGAATCGATCACGAGTCCTCCCATAGTTGCGTCTAGGTGGATCAATGTTTCGACCGCTTCTGCAATGAGATCGTCCTGCTCGCGGTTTGCTGACAGTGAAGCAACTGCTCCCGTGTAGACTAGGACGTACAGCTCCATATCGACCATGACACGACGCGGCGCACCATTGAGCTCACGACGCTTCGAGCCTGTGTCGACGCATACTGTAGGGACCCTCGGAATCTTCTCCTGATCGCCGTAGTAGACGTCCGAGACGTTGAGCCCAGCCTTCGCAGTGGTGATCAGGTTCTCGAGGTACTTGGCGACTGTGTAGAGACTGTCACTCATAGTCCAGCCAGCCTGATCTTGCGTCCGAGCCACTTATCGAAGACGCGCTCGATCCTCGGAATGTCGCTCGTCTGAACCATGATGAACGGACGTGCAGGGATCTCGCCATCTCCACCAATGGTCTCGCCTGTAGCAACAGCTGGCCCACGATGTCCTTGTGGGTAGTGGTACACCTCTTCACGAGGGGAACCTGCATTGCCAGCCTGGTGAACCTTGCCATACCAAGCCTTGTCGGGTAGGTCGGTCACCATAGCAACCTCACGACCGATCGTCCAGATGTTGATCTGACCTGCCACACGCTTCAGAGTGCCACTACGAACGAGGATTGGCTTGACTCCTCCATAACCCTCTTTCGTCCGACGCTTCACAGTAGTCGGAGCGAGACCCTCCCACTTGGGACGTCCTCCGACTACGAAGTTCTTCTTGATGCTCGGGATCATGACAGTCTTGACTGCCTCGTGAAGCGGCTCACGGAATGAACGGATATCCATCCCGAGCTTGTCCAGCTTCTTCGCGGAGATGCCGACAGAAGGTTCGAAGAACATGTCGACATGTACTCGACGCGAAGTGAGCCCGTTGGTGATGGCAAGACCAGTCGCGACACCCATCAGAACACCTGGCCCATCTGGAAGACAGCAGGACCATCGTGTGGGTTCATCGAAGTCGGAGCTTGAGCCGAACTAGCATCGTTCGGGAAGAAAGCCGGCGACGAGATATCATTCCCGCCGCCGGCCGGGGGTATGTCGTCGTACGTCAGGACTCCTGCAATGAGACCCGCGATGTTCGCGTCGGCCATCGTTCGAAGGAGTGTCGCGTACGCATTCAGCTCGTCTGAGCTGTCAGAAAAAGCACGATCAGTCATCCATGCGGCATAGTGCATAGCGATGATCGTGCGAATGAGCTTGGGGGTGTTGGTGTTGTTCGTCCACGCGCTGACGTCGAATGAGCCTGCGAGCTGACCCATGATCATGTTGGCGACTTGCGTCTCCAGCTCGACCTCGATAGTAGTGACGGACAGCTTGGTAGGCTCCAGCCACGCATTGACCTCTTCTTTGGTCACATACGCCATCAGTTGCCTCCAAGCTGTCCGTCAGGACCCATCCCAGGGTGACCTACTTGTCGTCGGCCTTCGGCGCGGCCGTCTTCTTGGCGACGGTCGGCTCAGGCTTGGACGCGGACGGTGCCGTGGCCGGCGCGTCCTTGTCCTCGACTTTCTGACCGTGCGAGTCGGACCCGTCTCCGGG